GCAGGTAAGGGTATCATTGAAGAACTACCAATGCACTCCGGGGTGCAACAAGCTCAACAGATTACAGGAAAAGACGCAGAAGGATTTTGGAATGCTTTTTCAAGACTGAGTGGTAGTTACATCCCCGTTCCTGCTCAAATTAGAAAACAAGTAGAGGATGCTGCAAGAAACGGGACGCTTAACGACCTGCGAGGACTTAAAAAAACTAAGGGGTTTGTAGCGCGTGTCTACTACAACGTAACAGGAGCGGGAGCCCCTAATACAAAACGGGACATATTTGGAGAAGAGAGGGAATCAGGAAAAACCTGGTTACACAGCTACTGGAGATTTGCTTCTTCATCTTACAAAGCTCCTACAAAAATTGATGAGATACTAGCCGGTGATAAGGAAAGTATTGTAGTTTCAAAGATACCAGAAAAATACAAAGGTATCAGTTTACTGGATTATAGAGACGAAGATGGCTATACCCTTTACTCTTACCTTGCTGACAAAATTAAGAAGAAAAATGTTAAAAGAGAAATAAACAAACTAGTAAGAGAGCCAGAAATAAAAAAACTACTTAAAACAGAAGAGCTTCGAGGAGAAACAGGAGATTATTTAAATTTAGGGCTCATTGAAATTAACAAAGAAATACAAGCCTATTATCGAGAAGCACAAGCTGAACTAGAAGAAGACACAAGAAACCTTAAACGGTTTATCAACATTGACGGAGAAACAGCCGCATCAGTGCTTGGAAAGCAAAAAGAAATTAGAAAAGTCCCAATCCCAACCCCATAGACTACAATGCCCAACTCATACATTGAATACACATCAGGAATCTCAGGCACCTTATCCATTGCTGGGTTGA